AATAAACTACAGTTCCTACTCCTACAGCAGTTATAATACCAGAAGATATTTGAACTCCACTAATTGTGGATATTCCAGAATAGTTTAGATTAGTTCCTGATAATGTAGTAACTATACCAGTATAATAATAAGCATTAGATGCATTTAACGTGGTGACATTTACTGTATTATAAGTCGCAGTTGTGCCCGATAATGTAGTTACAATACCAGTATTGATATAACCATTATTTGCACTTAATGTGGTTATATTTGCTGTATTATAAGTCGCAGTTGTGCCTGATAATGTAGTTACAATACCAGAGTTATAATAAAGATTACTTCCAGTTACTGTTGCAAAATTACCAGTCGTATATGTTACTGCAGTACCAGTAAGAGAAGATAATGTAGAATTGGTACTATAAAGATTTACAACTGTACCAATACCAGAATAATTAAGATTAATTCCACTTATATAACTTAGATTTGCATTTGTTGCATTTACTGTATTATCAGTAATCTGAACACCACCAACAGCCAAACGAACACCATTTGGAACTTGAGTAGATCCAATACCTATTGCATAGTTACTCAACCAAGCATCAGTTGTTCCGGCACCATAAGTTCCACCCTTGACCCACATAAACTGTTTATATGTGTCGGGAAGAGTATTAATTCCAGCTGAATATAATGAAATTAAAGGACTTCCTTCTGTGGATGCAATTGCAATACCACCGTGATTAGCAGTTGTATCTGTAGGATTTGTAGTAAATCCAAGAACAATATCTTTGTCTCCTACAGTTAAAGTGCTTGCAGCAATATAAGCTGATGTACCGCCAATTGTTAAATTGCCGGTAATATTTGTATCTCCGTCAATTTGTAAATTTCCAATAAGTCTACTTGTACCATTTACCCAAAGAGAACCAAAGGTAACAATACCAGTTAGATTTGCACTTGTTCCATAATAAATTGGAGAAGTTACACTTGTGGTTATATTTGCAGCACCAACAACATAAAGTGAATAGTTCCCAGCATTTGTAGTTCCAATACCAACCTTACCGATTGTTTGTAAAACTGTCTGATTTTCGGTATAAGATTTTATACCGATATTGAAATTAGATTGTCTTCCGCTGAGAAACTTGGCCATTTCTGTGTATTAGTTAAGTGTTTCTAAAATGCTGCCGATAAACTTGATATTTGTACTATCACTTGCAGATAGTACAAGCACATCGCCACTCTCAAGAACGAGTTTTCCGGTAAGAAGACTTGCAGTATCATTTGCAGGAATTGCAAAATCTTTTACAATCTCTGTAGTTGTAGAACTTCTTTGATGTGAAAAAGAAATAGAATGACTATTTCCGTCAATATTTGCTGCTTGAGCTAACAAAACAACTCCCGTATATCCAGTTGGTGCAGTATAGATTCCAACTGGACTTGTAGTTGCAATTTTTGTAACTGTCTTGAATACATTTAATGGTAAAGCCAACTTATGGTCCTCCTAATGCTAGAATGAATGGGGTAACATTTGCAAATAAACTTTTAGAATAAAAATTACCAGAAATTGTTCCAGTATTTTGATTGATTATAACACCATCACCAATTCTAAAATTACCAGATTGATCTGTACTCGTAAAAACAACTAACCCACCATTACGAGCATCAGTTTCATTATCTTGTATTGAAACTCCACCAGTAGAAGGAAGACAAGTTGCAATTGTGGTTCCAGAACCAATATATTCAAATGAATGACCAGATGCTAATACTCTACTTTGCTTGAAAAATGGAACAGTCGTACCAACACCAACAGCATAAGGAACAGATTCATTCAAAGTAATTGTAGAAATTCCAGAAGAAATTGGTGTTGAACTTTTGATCGAATAATAAGTCGGTAAAATAGAAAGAGTAGCCGTTGCTGTATTTATTCCTACATCAGGTCCACTAATTGTAAATGTAGGAGCAGAAGTATAACCTCTTCCACTAGAAACAATGTCAATTGAAGTTACACTTCCATTAGAAATTGATGCGACTGCTTGTGCAGCAATTCCCCAAGAAACAGAAGGAGCACTAACTGTAACTGTTGGTCGGTTTGTATATCCAGAACCACCAGAATTAACTGTAATTTTATTCACAGTAGAATAAAGAGTATCTAGATATATGACTTGCCCATCATAAGGACGTATTATATTGATTTTTGCTGTTCCTCCAGAAACATATGCTTGATTAGGTGTTGTTGAAGGACCAACATTTACTACAAATTGATTTGAGGCAGGAACTGATTTGATTTCAAAAACATATCCACTATTTCCACTTGGATAAGTAGCAATACCTGCACTAGGATTGCCTATACAACTAAATCCAAGTCCAGCAATAGTAACTCCCATTCCAACTGAAAAATTATGATTTGCACTTGTAGTGATTGTTGTTATGCCAGACGTATTATCATAAGTTGCATTTGAAACATTATAAGTTGGAACATTCAAATTCAAAACAAATACATCACTTCCAGCACTTGCATATGAAGTTACAAATCCGGTATATTTGATTGGTCCCACACCATCACCAACTAATCCATAGTTACCAAAAGAAGAGTTAGAGTTTGTAAGGTCACAAGCAGCACCACTTCCACAATATACTGCAACATCATTACAAATTGTAAATAAAGAGACTAACTGGGCATATCCTTCATTTGTGATTGATATTCCAATACCACCTTGATTGTATTGTGTATAACTATCCAACACCATACTTTTGATTGGACCAATCGCATGATTGCCATTTATTCTCATTCCAGTACTATTTGGAATAAAATTTGTACAGTTTTGAATATAAGGTGATTGATTTATATATTTTGAAACATTTGGATTGAATGCAAAGATTGCTCCTGTATTTGCCGAACCAACAAAAGACATTTCTGCAATGTAGTTCCCATTACTCACATAAAATAAGTCTCCTTGATTTTGTGGAGTAATAGAAACTTCTCTCAAACTATCACCAACAACACTAACTTGATCGGGCAAAGTGATTGGATTATTTTCTATATAAGTTCCAGCAGCAATTTTAATAACAGTTCCTGCTGTTGCTGCCGCAACTGCTCCTGCGATTGTTGATTTTGCGTCTCCGAGTTTTTTTCCTGTATTTGTATCGCTTCCATCTTTCGTAACATATAAAATATTTGTAACTGTTGCTCCGGCACCAACTCTTACAACATCAGTCCCTATACCATTTCTTTCTCGTTTGGTATAAAGTTCTGCATCGTATGTATTGAGTGCGAGTTCTCCTGATTGCAGATCTGCAAGTTGTGGTATTTTTCCAGGTACAGCAGATCGTTTAATTCTAAAAGGTGTAGACATTTATTTCATTCGGTATTTACCAAAAAAGGAGACTTATATAAGTCTCCTTCTATTTATTGTTCTAGATTATTTTCTTCTTGCTGTAAAACAGTTATTGCCTCAATTGCACCTTGAAGACGAATAAACTGTTCCTTTTTAGTATTGAAATCTCTTTCGATTTCTAAAAGTTCCTTTTGAAGATTTGTTGCTTGTTCAGTCAGATTATCAAGCATTTCTTGCGATTTCATATGTATAAAAAATAATTACGATTTTATTTATGGATTGGATTTTTGTGGTCCAAGAACATAACCACCAAGAGATGTATAGTTTGTTCCATTTAGTGAGTATCCAGATGCTCCTCCTTGCCCAACAGGTAGAGAACCAGTAAAACCACCAGTTCCTCCAGATACATTTCCGCTAGTGCCAGGGTCTCCAGTACCACCTTGTTTTCCTGGATCTCCAGAACTGCCAAAGTTTCCACCATTTCCACCATCTCCACCATATGCACCGTGCCCACCATTTCCAGCATTTGTTCCACCAAGAGTATTATCATCACCAATCAAACCAGAAGAACCACCAGTACTGCCTTGATTATATCCTTGCCCTATTCCTCCAGCACCACCATTTCCACCATCACCTCCAGTACCTCCATTCGTATAAAATGTTTCATAAGTAGGATAAGAGCAATCATATGGAACTCCAGATCCAGTACATCCTTTAGCAACATATGTTAAACAAGCAGAATTATCACCATATGCACAAGCAACTTGTAATGCAGCGCACACCTCAGCTTCTCTATAGCAAGTTTGTGGATTATATGTAGCCACAACATAACTTCCACTACCACCATCACCACCTCTGCCACCTTTAGTTCCACCGCCGCCGCCGCCGCCACCAGCAACAACTGACCCATTATTTTCTATAGCAATCGAACCACCAGATCCAGGACCATCCGCACGAATTGCATTTCCGCCTTTACCACCATTTCCGCCATTTGCAGCACCGGCTGTACCAGGAGCACCTTGAATAGAACCATTATTTATTAGAGTAAAGGCGCCAACAACACCAGAAGAAATAATAAGTGCAGCAGTAGTTGGATCAGTTGAACCAACTACAACTCCAGGATCAATGTATAATTTCTTTCTTACATTTCTTCCCCAATCTCCCCCAAAATAACTTGAAGCATTTACATTAGTTGTATTTGAAGTAATATGTTTTTCGATTGCTGGTTCTTCTGGTACTGTTATAGTCACACTTGATGGTGATGATACTTGTCCTTCTACACCACCTACCGTAATCGTATAAGTTTTTGGCTGTGTAAGATTACCAGTACTAACACTTCCGCTTGTACTAGAACCAGCAAAATTATCAGTAGAACTATTCACACTTGTAGCATTACTAGAACTCCACCTCAAAGTCGTTGAACCATTATATGAAATATTTGTACTATCTGCACTCAACGATACACTTGGAGCTGGTGGTGGATTTATATTTACTGTAACTGAAGCAGGTGTTGGGTTTGATGGTGGAGAATATTTTGATGTAGCAGATGCAGTAAATGTTTTACTACCACCTCCAGCACCTACTTTTAGATTACCAGTACCTCTACTTCCAGATGTATTATACATATTTCCAATACCATCTATATAAATTGGAAGTTCAACATTTTCAGAATTCCAACTAATCGTTGATGAATTGTCATAATCAACTGTACCTGGACTTGCACTTATACTAAGACTGACAGGATAATATCTTGTCGTAAGAGACCAAGTATCAGATACAGTAGCAGTCACTGGACTTCCAAAAATAGATGTATCAGTTCCAATTACACTAAATGTAGTAGAAACAGTTTGAGAATTTCCTCCTGCATTCATACGTAACTGTATTTGATCTCCATTTAGAACTTGATAATTCCCAGTTCCATAATTTCTTACTACCGTTCCGCCTCTTGTAACTCTAAATTCAGCACTATTTCCACTAATACTTGCCGTTCCATAATCATATGTTCTTGGTGTTTGCCCAGAAGGAACATTTGACATTCCACTTAAAGTTACAACATTACTTTCTATATTAGTTTGTAAGTATTCAATATCAGTTTTATCAGTAAAATTAAATGCAGATGGAATACCATCTTCTGGGCGTTGTCTTGTTCTGATTGTATAAGAAGCAGAGCGTTTTCCAATTGTTAATGATACTGTATAATCTGTTTCGTAATCTGCTGGAGTATATTTAATTGAAACCGATTGTCCATTTCTTACATATTGTGCTGTAGAAGTATAACCACTTCCATTTACAGAAATAGTAGCTCCAGAACTTGGTGTTACTTTTGCCTTATAGTTAATACCAGTAACAGAAGCAACAGTTCTTGTAATTTCTGCAGATATTTCTACATCTGTAACATTTGCACCAATTGAAAACACATCAGGAAGTGTATCAATATTCCCTCTATAAGAATAATAAGAAACTAAACCAGTAGAACCTAAAAGTGGAGACATTTTTACTTATATTGTGATTGTGAAGCAATTACAGTAAACGTAGCACTAGCAGTTTTTATAATCACATACGTATAAACATCAATACCATTTATATTTCCAGATGTTGGTATAACTTCACCATACCATTTTGGAGTTATAGGAGGACCTCCATCAATTGTGATCGATGAGCTATAATATGCAGGTGACCCTTGTGTAGTTAAGATTGCAACAGTAATTGACTCTCCTACTGAAAGAAATGTATTTAATAACGTAGAAGAATTTGCCTGGAAATTGGGTGTCCAATTCCCAGTTGCAGTTGCAGTAAAATAATGAACATTATTTGCAATCAAGTCAAGAGTAACAGTACCAGTAAGTGATGTAGTAGCATTTAAACTTACACCTTCGGTCAATCCATTTGCTTTAATAGATGATGTAATTCTATTTGCTGTAAAATCACCAGAAGCATCACGAGCAACTATATTACTAGTACCAGTTGATGATGCATTTGTTGCAATCGTAACACCAGTAGAACCATTATAAGAAGTTCCAGTCAAATATG